TATTCTTAGATGTTGACGGTGTTCTTAACTATATGTCTTATCGGAATAAAAGTACAGCCAATATAGATCCTTCAAAAGTCGAAATGCTTGCTTATATCTGCGCCCAAACAAATGCGAAGGTTGTTATAACATCTAGCTGGCGTGGGTCAGAAACATACACCCCAAGAATATATTATATATTGCTTGATATCCTTAAAGAACATCATGTTCCAGTGCTTGGAGATGCTCCTTATATTGAAGGACAGTTTACCGCATCTGTTGATACTGAGAAAAGCTATTCCCTGGATGAAATAGGAGATATGTCTTTTGAACCGGGTACAGGACGGGGTGCAGAGGTAGATAAGTATATTAAGGATAATAATATTAAGCAATTTGTTATCTTTGATGATGAAGATTGGGACTGGACATATTATGGACTAGAAGAACATTGGTGCAGGTCTACATATTATGATAAAAAATACGGCGGTTTACAACTAGAACATATTAAAAAGGCTATCCAATTATTAGATTAGAAAGGCTCATGCTATTACAGTACGAGCCTTTTTTATTCCCTTATGTAAACGAACATACTATTTTCGAAACAAATTTATTGATGTGAAGGAGGTTAAAATGCTAAATCATTGTTTCTAAAAAAGATATAAAGGAGAAATTAAAATGAAAGAGATGATAATTGATGCTTTCGCAGGAGGAGGCGGAGCAAGTGTTGGAATTGAAATGGCTCTTGGCCGGCAAGTAGATGTAGCGGTAAATCATGATCCAGATGCAATTTTAATGCATAAAACAAATCATCCAAGTACTGTACATTTAACGGAAGATATTTTTAAAGTAGACTTGAAAAAATATACAAGAGGGCGGCATGTTGCTCTTATGTGGGCAAGTCCTGACTGCACTTCTCACAGTAAAGCAAAAGGTGGACAGCCTCGTAAAAAGGGGTTAAGAATACTTCCGTGGGCTGTGTACAAACATGCAAAAGTAATCCTTCCAGATGTAATAATAATGGAGAATGTTGAAGAGATACAGCAGTGGGGTCCGTTGGATGCAAAAGGATATCCAATTCCGGATAGAAAAGGAGAGGATTATAAAAAGTTTATCTTAGCAATGAAAAGGCTTGGTTATGTCTTTGATTGTCGTGAGTTAGTAGCGGCAAATTATGGCGCACCAACCACACGCAAACGATGGTATGCAGTATTTCGGAGAGATTGTAAGCAAATCAAATGGCCTGTACAGACGCATAGTAAAGATGGTATCAACTTCCGCAAATGGAAACAGTGTGGAGATTATATTGACTGGAGCGATCTGGGTAAATCTATATTTGACAGAAAAAAGCCTTTGGCGGAGGCTACTCAAAAAAGGATAGCAAATGGAATAAAGAAGTATATCATTAATAATCCAAATCCATATATTGTAAAAAACAAAAAAGCATCGGCTTTTATCATTCAATATCATGGTGAAACAAGGGAAGGCGATTCCAGGGGGCAACTTTTAACAGAACCGATTAAAACAATCGATACATCGAATCGATACGGCTTAGTTACTGCATTCATTACTAAATATTATAAGACTGGAATAGGACAAGGGT